ACCAGTGCTGATGGCCACCTGGTCTGCGCCGGGGGAGTAGATGCCGGTGTTGGTATCGCCGGTAAAAGTAAGACTTGGAGTAGCTGCGGCTCCAAGTGGATGAATTACAGGTAACGTTGATGTGACTCCTGTTGTGGTTGTAGTCAGCCGTTGTGTACCACCAGTGCTGATGGCCACCTGGTCTGCGCCGGGGGAGTAGATGCCGGTGTTGGTATCGCCGGTAAAAGTAAGACTTGGAGTAGCTGCGGCTCCAAGTGGATGAATTACAGGTAACGTTGATGTGACTTCTGTTGTGGTTGTAGTCAGCCGTTGTGTACCACCAGTGCTGATGGCCACTTGATTTGTACCAGCTAAGTATATTCCTGTGTCTGGATCATTAGTAAAACGGAGCGCCGGAACCGCAGCACTACCATTATCAAAAGTAATGGAGCCGGTAAAAGCACCAGAGACTAGCAAATTGCCTGGGATTGTTACAGAACCCGAAGAATCGACACTAAGCCGGGAAGCTCCTCCTGTAACTAACGCAATCTGATCTGCTCCAGGACTAATAATACCTGTATTAGGATCATTAATAAATTTCAACGCGCAACTAGATAAACTACCCACATTCAGAGCGCTGTTAGACCCATCTTCACGCAGCAGTGGATAACCGGCTATCTGAACACCGTCATTAACAACGCAAGTTTTTTTTGTAGTGTCAACAACAACTTCTCCGTCAGCACCTATAAATGTGGAGATATCAGCTGTAGTACCACGGCGAAACTGTACTTGTGTAGCCATAACTGCTTTAACTATTTACATATTCTACGCCTAAACCCTCACTGGATTTTTAGGCCGCGCTGCATATTTTCCCATCTATTAGGTACTTTACCCTGAAAACTAGGCTGTTCTATCAAATTTGCCATCGTGCTGACCGGCCGAATCTCACTATTCACACTTACTGCTTTAGGCTCCTATTACATGTACAAATTTCATCATCAAACAGAACAAGTTTGAATTGTAGTGCTTTTTTACCTTAAAATAGAAGAAGAAGTTAAAATGTGCCAGTGACTCCAGAACTGATTGTAGCTGTATTATCCGGAAGCGCAGGCGCTTTTGCTGGCCTGTCAAGAGCGTTGTCAAACTTCAATAAAAAGATAGAAACACGTTTTGGCAATTTAGAACGAGAAATTGACAGTTTACAAGACCGTGTAATACAGAACTATGTACTTAAAGAAGATTTCCTGCGCGAGGTGCAAGCTGTACATTTAAAATTAGATCGTATACTGGATCACATCTTAAATCACGGTCGCTAATTAAGTAGCAAGCCAAGAAGCCGTCGTTAAGTCATATATAAAAAGTCCAGGGATCAGCTTATCGTAATGAAGTTGGCCGTCAACAGGGTTAACCGGCTTGCCGTTACCAATAGAAGAAACAGCTTTTGGTGTTTGCCACGTACTCCCATCATACAGTTTTTGAATGTGTGTACTTGATGTATCTAGCCAAGATTCGCCTTTACTGAATAAGTTAAAGCCGGTAGCTGGAGTATTAGGCGCTGTAGCGCCAATAAAAGTAGGCCCAACTTTTATTAAATTTGTGGAGGGCGCCGCTATGTTATCCGCAAAATAAAGACCAGGATCAGAAGAATTGAAATTAATTGCTAGTTCTGCATTCCCTAGGCGAATCGGAAAAGGCCTGTCGAAGGCAATAGATGAACGTCTCGAAAGAATCTGAACAGCCATCGTTAACTATTGATGTAAAGGCTTGCATCGACTATTGTATCCAAGGCTGTTACAGGACTGTACGTTTCTGCCTCAATTTGGACAAGTGTATCTACATTCTCGAGTGGGACGCCGTTGCGGTACTCACCACCGTCAACAAATCCAAACTCAAATTCACTAGTATATTCACTTAAGGGCTTATCAAGAAAACCAAATTTAGCTTCCTGAATAATTTTAGGATCTAGATTAAATAACTTATTAACTAAACCCGTAAAACGGTTTGTACTATTTGCTACAATACCTATCCGACTTAATTTGCCTTCCCCATTGCGGCGAATATTGTCAGTTAATACCATTGTTGTTAGTGCTGGACCGAAGTTTGCAGCTTGCTCTGGGTTATTGCCTGCACCAGTAATTACTTGGCTTCCAGCCCAGCCTAGATTTTGCGAATCAAAAACATAACGCTCGGTCACTTCTTTCAAACGTTGACTCTCACGATCAAAATTTTTGTAGAATGTCTCTAATCCAGTTCCCACAGGTTGATCACTGGGTTCTAACAACCAAGTATTTACATATTCGTGTGGTTTTAAATTAGATACCGTGCAGTACCCTGATGTTGTATCAGCAAAGGGATAGACAATTGTAAAAGTGTCTTTAGTTGGGACACTTGTTATTGTGTACTCTCCCGCAATTGCGTTACCACTTGTAAAATCTAGCTGGATACGTCTGTTAGCCAAAAGGCCATGATTGGGTGCTGTAACTGTAATATTTGGTCCAGATTGCTCGTACCGGGCGTTAATTGAAATAGTGCCGCCACCTTCATCATGAATTAGCGCCCACATCGAAGCGTAAATGTGTTTACACCACCGCATCTGATAATAAAGTAGATTCTGGAACGAAAACCGCTCAATATCCTCGTATTCAGGTAGTTCGTAAAAGTTGTTTATCGTTGTATATCCAATATCTTGGAAAACACCAGGTGAATCCCGAGTTTCGGTAAAAGTGCCGTCAGAATTTAAGATAAGACCTGGTTTTAAATTTGCTAATTGTGTTTGAGGAAACCTACGCTGCCTAAGTTGGCTATATAAGTTGTAATTATCTCGTTTACTGAAGTCTTCGCAAGAACATTGCCAACGTAATTCAGTTGTTAGATATCTGCCGACTTGAAATCCTCTGTGCGCAGGAACAACTGTTGCCGTAATTCCATTTGTAGTTTTTGCTGCGTAACTATCGTCTCTTTGAAAAATTAATTCATTTGTAGTAGCGTCCGATCCGGTGACCGTATAACCTACATAATCTAAATAATTAAATCCACGGAGAAGACGGTTAACTGTAGCGTTCCCTAAAGTTGAGCCACTCGTGATTGTAGTAATTTCAAATACAGTTGCACTGGTAACAGTCACTTCGTAGCGTCCAGAGGACACAAGTCCTGTTCCAATGTCTAAATAAATTGTATTTCCAGTGGAGAGACCATGATCTAAAGTGCATGTGACGGTTACAGTTGACCCTGTGCGGCTATAAGTAGCAGTGATGCCCGGATCGCGTTCAATTACACGATCAGTCATCCGTTCACCTGGTAATAATGCCGTCTCGGTCGGTAAGAACCTTAACGCAACTCGAATAAAGCGCCAGCGCGAGTCTGTAAATGCTGTTGAAATGGCGTAAGCAACGTTTCCGCTTGTTGTTAACGGTGTTCCAGCAGTAACTGTAAAGGTATTTTGTGTTTTTTCGGTAATTGTGAGCGTATTATTTACAGCAGTACCCGATGAAAATGCTAAATAAACGCTATCCCCAGGAAATAAACCGTGGTCAGCCTTGGTAACAGTAATTACAGTTCCACTTTGAGTGTATACTGCTTCTACTGAAGCACCTACATAACGTACACCAAGAATTGGAAGCCCATAATCATAGAAAGTGAACGAATTGGTATCTCGCATACCAACAAGTTGCTCTCCAATGTCTTGATTTGTTGAGGGATACGTGAATAAACGTGCCGGAACAAAAACTCCTGGATATTGCTGAAAAGAAAAATAAAGCCGGTAGTCACCTCTAACAGGCCGCTCGATATCACTTGAGCCTAAAGCGCTTTGTGTGATTGAATAAAGTTCATAGCCACGACGCCATCGAGCCCACAGTGAATCGTGGTTGTAAAACCGCACTTCACTTTCAATTTCCGGAGAAAGTGATGGGTCAAACGGATTCTTAATTTCCGCTCTCTTATCTGTTCCGTTAAATTTTGTGAGACTAGAAAATTTCTTATCGAGCTTCCCACTAAAAGGGCTGCCCTTTGATCTAGAGAATCCGCCTACACCAAAGGGCATTTTTAACGATCAATAGTAACCGCCTTGCGCAGTGACATAAAATCCGTTAGTGAGTGCAGTCGTCCCACTATAAGCAGCATATAGTGCCTGTCCACGCTTCAGCATCATGCCACGAATTTTAGGTGCAGTTGCGCTATTAGCTGTGAAAAAATTTGAACCAGCCTGTACGGTTGGATGGTTAATCAAAGGCAGAACATCATATTCAGTAAGACTGTAATACTGATATTCGTAAGTAGCTGGAATGCTAACGGTAAACAGGGGGAAAAATTGATTGGTGTTTGTGACTGACCCAGTTTCAACCAAGTAGATACAAAAATCTAAAGGCAGTCTGCACTCAACATTACCTGTAATTGGTCCAGAGACGCTTGGGATGGTGCCAGTGAACGTGGTTGGTGTTACTGCAGTGACATTGACGGCCTGGTCAATTGGAGTGGTTCCGCTGCTGTACGAAGTAAAGTTCAGATAAACCTGCTGTCCAACCTGAACATTATGGCCACCACTAATAGTGACAACAACATTGGTGCTGTTAGCTGAGTAAGTGCCCGTAACCGCAGAAGTTGCGTCAATAAACTCGGTATTACGTTTTGAATACTGGAACCAAATCTCATCAATATACGCACCACTAATCGACGTATCTGTCTGTGCAGAGTCCACGTCAAAAATTTTGGTCGCATTTCCAACCGCAGTCGGTACTAAGCTAGTTGAAAACGCTTGGCCTGAAGCCACAGTAACTAAGCTAGAAGTAGTCGCCGGACGATCAACGAGAAGCGGCTGCTTGTTTGAGCTAGACGATGACAATTGACGCTACTCTCCCTGTACGATGCGTTTTGTTGGGTAAATTCTAATGCAGACAACCTTAATCAGGATGCCTTCTTTTTCTCCATCCGCATCCGCGCTTTTTTCACAGCCTCTTTGCGACGCTCTTTGTCAGTAGGTTCCTTATCAGATTTTTTATCAGATTCCTTTTCAGACTCTTGGCCGCCTTTTTTCTTAAAATGGGCCAGCAGCTCGGGAGGCATCTTACCTTTAGCAGGCATCGTATTGAGTACTGAAAAAACGTATAGGTATATTCTAATACGTGCCTAAGCTATCTAATACAAGCTTTCTTGGAGATCATCTACCTCACCACCAGCTGCGTAGGGATCTTCAAGAACTGGTGCCTCAGCAAGATTGTTTAAATCCACATTAAAGGCTTCGCCAGCGAGGCGGGAACGACCGGAATCTCTACGTGGTAATCGACTACCTATTGCGTAGTAACCACCTTCGGTAGCCAGCATCGACTGAAAATCCTCAGCATTAGTCCGGAGCGGAAACTCATATGGCTCGCGTTTAGTGGTGAGACCAAGTGTATAGCCCATTTTTTCTCCAGCGCGTCTAGCCATTGTTCTTTCTCCTAGAAGCTAATTCGACGGCACGGCGTGCTTTGCTTGCACGTTCTGTATTCGGTACAAACTGACGACCTGTTCGAGAAGCCCGTTGCTTCTTTTCATCTGTACGCTTACGTTCCTCGGGACTCAACCTCGCCCACGCTTCTTTTGGCAAGTAGCGTTCGGTGCTCTTCTGTCCGGGCTCGATTGCTTTGTCGTTCATCGAACTACTGAATTGGCCCGCCATGCAGCCAAGCATCGCAGCTGCGGGAGCCTGCACACTTAAATTTAAATAGCTGACAGTAGCCTAAATCAGCTCGGCATTGTACATCGTAAGGATCTGCTGCGCCCTGCTCATTGATACCTTCAATGATGCAAGATAGAATTTTATCGGATTGATCAAAAGCCGCGCAATTACAACAACGAGCTGTTTGCACAGTATCAAGATCACTGTTCCAAAGTTCAGCCTTCTTTTCCCAGAAGCCCGGATCAGGTACATCTGGATTTAAAGGACCGTAAGCAAAATTCTGAATAGTCCAGTTTCTATTTTTGATATTTTCTTTAATATCAGTTGTAGAACGTGGACAAGCCCCACCAACTTCTGTTACTTTTCTGTTGAGCAGAATAGTTGTTTTTGGGTTGTCTTCCAGAGCCAAGAATTCCACGTTGATAACACCTATGGAAACAGTCTAACCTTTACCTTTCTCGTATTCTTTACGAGTCATCCACTTCTGCTCTCCCCAGCGGTCTAAAGATTTTTGTGATTCCGTCTTACCGCCGGAATAACCACCACCTTTACTTTTGTAAGCTTGTGCTAGAAGTTGGGCTTTACGCGCTGACCACTGGCCAGGCTTGCCACCTTTTGAGCCCGCCATAATCCGATCTTTGAGATTTTCGCGTAATTCTGGTTTGGTGTAGCTCATTAGAAACCTTGCGAAGGCTGTTTATTTAAAATGACAGGTGGAATATTGTCTACCCTGCTACGCGCCACCTCACGCATGTAAGCAGGATTGTTCAACTGGAACCTAGGATCATCTTCTCCATTATACGCAACAACAAAATCACACTTGCTGTGCTGCTCCTTACGTTTGTTGTTGAAAGGGTCACTAAAACCTGAAGTCGTCAAGCTGTAATCCCTGTACATATTCTCGTACGTAACAGGGAAAGAGGGCGAATAACCGGGAACAGCAGCGAAACGCATTACGCTAAATAATTCGGAGTCTGGTTAAATGCACCCATTAAAAGCTGCAATGGATTAATTGACGATCTAATTTGCGGTGTCTCTCCAGACATTAGCTGTTTTGCATACGCGGCCAGAAAATCATCACCACCTTGTTTTTGAGTTTCTCCAATGCCAGGGAGAATGATATAAGTGTCTCCCTGTTTTGGTTGTTGTTGTGTGGGAGGTTGCACAGCTTGTGGCTGCATTGCAGCCTGTTCTCCTTGCTTACCCCCGACAGTATGAAGAAGACGAATCTCATATGGAGTGCCCTGAGCATCAGTTGTTTTGATGCTGCCATAACCACGACCAGGAGTGAATGTTCCTGGACCTTCCCAGGCTAAAGGTACTCCTGCGCCAATACCATAATCCTGGCCCAAGTGAAACGTCGATGCACCCTTGGTGGGTGCGACACGTTTACCATAGCCAGAAGTGATTGGATACGCAGGATTCCATTGTTCGCCTTGTTGTTGCCACAAAGCTTCACGGTCTTTATCTACTTTTAGGCGAGTTAAAAGCGAGCGAATTGTACCTGGGTCAATATATTGTCCGTCTTTCAGAACCCGCACATCCAGGTGCGCTCCTGTAGTCGGATAAATATCTTCCGCAGTGGTGGCAATACGGCCGACGTCCAAGTAGTCTTGTGCTGCTGTTTTCGCCATAGTACGTAGTTAATATTGCGGTACTTGGTCTAAACCAAAAGCTTTACTTAGTAGAGCAAGAGAATTCAGACCTGCATCTATTTTTGGTGTATCTGGATTAAAAATAGTCTTTAAAATGAATCGATCTAAATTCTCTTTGGGGTCGACCTGTGGCTGCATGCCTCCAAACAAAATAAAAGTGCGGCCACCTGGTGCAGCTGCTACATCTTGTGGTTGTTGCTGTGGTTGCTGCGGCGTAGCTTGTGTAGCCTGCGCGGCTTGCTGTGCTTGGGGTAAAAATTCTTTGTACTTGCCGCTTTTATAAACTGACCAAGCGCCAAGACCTTGACTACCTAAAATTTGTTTAGCAGCTTTGACGTTAGTTGTTGGGTCAAATAACTGGCTCTCTTTTTGAAGGCCAAACTGCTTCATCCGTGCAGGTCCAAGTCCACCGTGCATGTTGACTTGAAACAATCCATAAGATTTGTCAAGTCCTTCGGGATTGAATGCCTGCGTGCGTCCTCCTGATTCCGCCATTGCAATGGCAGTCATCGTCGGTATCTTGTCCTGCGGGAATCCTTGTTGTTTTAACAGGTCCGCAATTTGCTGTGGATTTAGCTGCGACATGACAGAACTAGACTGCTTGGCGTTAACGGAAATCGTTTGAGAGCATAAGGCGAGTGCCAACAGCGACGTCGGCAGGGCCTGGAAGGGCTTGAATAAATTCAGCACCTTCGCGATTAAACCGATACCGGGCTTGCTCGGGGTTTCGGTAATTCGGAACATACAAATGTAGGGCTAATCGATCCGTCTCGTATAGGTAAATTGCCGTCCAGGTTTTCAGCGTGTCTCTAAAATCAGAGGTTGCAATCGTACGATCGACGTCACCGGCTATGCTTTCGATACGACTCCTGGGAACAGTATTGTTGTTCACACTTCCAGTCATGTCAGTGCGCTTTTCAGCTTCGTCGCACCGACTGACTTGTTCGACAATTTTCGAATACCAGAAAGAATCTGGGATGTTGTTGACAGCTTCTTCAAGACGCGCTAAGTCACCTGCCGGAATAGACGTGGTGTTATAACCAAGGTGCCAGCGAACTTTAGACTTGAGGAAGTTATCGAGTTGCATTACTCAAAAGAAATGCGTTATTGGATACAACTCTCTAGTTATACCCAATAACACACTAGCACGCGCAAATTATCACTCAACCCGGACCAGGCTATCTTTGAACATTTCGTCCCAGTCAATTCGCTTGATTGATTTTAGTTGATCCAATCGAGTGAATTTCTCGCCAGGGAGAGAAAGTTGTAAATCTTTGATATCACGCGCTGTTTTAAGTCCAACTCCAGGAAGCGCGTCAGCAATCTGTCGAGCGCTTGCAGTATTGATATTGATACGCGTATCAAGAGGGAACGTTTCCCGTTGGGTCGGTTTCGGCGGCTTGACCCCTTCCGATTCAAGTTGAACGGTCAGGCGCTCTTCGGTGCGAATCTTTTCATTGGTAGCCTCCAGATGTGGCGTCAAATCAGCTTCATTGACGTATAAAACCTCATCTTGCGAGTCGATGCACATCACAATGTCTTCACCATGTTTGGAGATCATCTCTACAAGACCCCCAGTCAGGCGGTATTGATACAGCATTTTTGTTAGTTGAACCTTCGCTTAGCTTATCAAAATAAATCCTAGATGCCTAGACACAAAAAACGGACCCCGAAAGGTCCGTTCGTTGCATCTTGGAGTTACGATCAGATGTCGTCTCCGCCCACCTGCGAGACGAAGTCGATGTACTCGTTGATGGACTCCCAAGCGGCCGCAGCGGCAGGACGGAGGTAGTTCACACGGCACACCAGGTAGCCAGCCTTGCCAGCATCCTTATCGGTGGAGCTAATGAACACACCGTCGCCATCCACGGTAGTGGAGGTCACACCGTTCACGTTGAACACCTTGAAAGTGGTGTCCGCAGTGACCTTATAGAACATCGAGTTAGCAGCGTCCTGATCATCGATACCAGCAGTGGTAACAGCAGTCCAGAACGGCAGGTCAGCAACAGTGGTGTCACTCAGACCCTGGGCAAACAGCGAGCTAGTAGCGCTCACAATGGCGCTAGCAGCAGCAAGGCCGTCGGCTTGAGTCGAAGGCACGCCGAAAGGAGCACCAGCGTTGTTAGGGCCAAGCAGCAGACCTTCGGTAGAAGTACCACCGATGTCAGCGGTAACAGGGGAGGCAGGGAAACCAGCCAGACCACCAGCGGGCAGGTCCTGAGCCACGGCGATAGAAGCGCCGTAAACATAAGCAGGACGAGCAGAGGAGGCTTGCACCACCAGGGAGGTGCGGTTGTCGCGCACCCGGTCATCAGGACGACGATCAGGCGAGGGAACAATAATGTCGAAGCTCTTAAAGGAAGCTTTGTCTGCGGCAAGGTTATCAATCTTGACGTAGCCAATCAGCTCAAAAGCTTCTACGCCGGGCCAAGCATAAACACCTTCGGTGTTATAGGAGGACAGGCGGTTGATTTGGTTACCGGGTTGCAGGATTGCACCGGCTTCTTCTTTGTAAGCAGCCATTAGTTAGGTACCTCCTTTATCACTCAACGATGGTGAAGGCAGTGGTAATGAAGTCCTTATTCAGGTTAGCAAAACCGGCGTACAGCTGCCAAATTAAAATAATAAAGCGGCTGAAATCGTCGTTATTGTTGATAAGAACCTGAGCATTGGGACCGCCAATACCTACACCGACAGCCTGAGGACCGAAGAACAGACCAGCAGGAGTAGTACGAGTTGCAGAGCCGCCGCCACTGCCGATGTCGACGGAGATACTCTTGTCGGGGAAGTTGGTGGATTCGAAGAAACGCACACCTTCAAACACGAAGCCGGAAGGCATGACGGGTTCGCCAGCCACGAACTGAGCTTGACCGAACTGACCGCCACCGTACAGAGCAGCGTTGGGGGCCATCATTCCCATCAGGGGATTAGGAACACCAGTGCCAGGATAGCGGGCCACTTCGCGGAAGCCCTGGTCAGCACGCAGATCCTTCATGAAAGAGGGATCGGCGATACAACGGTAATAGCCGTCAGCGAACACGGGGGTGTTACGCTTACGCAGCTGCTTCACAACCTCAAGAAGGTCGGTCTTGACGTTGAACTTGAACCGCTCAGAAGCGTATTCGGTAGCGGTGTAGTTGTTGAGAGCAGTAGCGGAAGATTTGGTCTTACCGTTGGGGTAGTAGTAACCACCCTGGCTATCAGAAGCAGCGCCGCGAGACTCAGCCTTGAACAGCTCGTCCAGGAACACACGGTCGCGCCAGCGGCGATAGTCGTCCAGGAGGGTCAGCGAACCGATGGACTGGTGGAACATATTAAGGTTCCCGGTGTCCAACAGCAGGCGCTGAGCGGTCATCAGCGTCTCACGGGCAATCTTGAAAGTGCTCGGGAGGTTAGTATTGTTCGGGTCAGCGGGACCGGTGTACTCACGCAGAGACACCAGCACCTTATCTTTTACGATAGACCGGCTATTAGCAGTACCGATGGTTTGATCCTGGGTACGCTCACGGCTAGTCTTCGTTCCAGGGCTACCCCAGAAACGATAGCGGTCAAGTTGAACGGTTTGACCCGGCTGTTTGGTGAAGTCGTGGACAACAACAGGCTCGCAAGCCATTTCCACGATATAAGCTGGATGGGGGCGGTACAGCTCCGCACCCAACAGCTTGGGAAAATCGTTATCAATAAACATGTTGGTTTCTCAGCGTAGAGTAAGCTGATACCTGAGACGGTAAGCCTCAAACTCAACAGCCAAAGCTGTTAACTCTGGAACTGTTGGTTCCATTAAGAAAATTATAGCAAGACTTTATCAATCCGGATTATTAAGCTTCCGGATTCACCATCTGACCAAAGTTATAGCCACTGATCATGTTGCCAGGGGAATAAGCCATTGGAGCCATGTAACCAAGTGCACGATATGGATTGACGTAGCCATCTGCTGGCTGCATATCCACTCGTTCTGCTTGGATTTCAGGATCAATTAGTTGCGCTTGCGCCATCTGAAGAGCAGCCTCAAGCTCAAGAGTGCGTGCCCCAGCTTGCTGTTTACGCGCCTTAGCTTTTTTAACGGCTTTTTCTTTTTTCATTACTTTAACCTTTTTTAGAGTTGTTGGCGGCTAACAAACCCATAGATAACATTCCAAGCGCTGGCATTCCCTGCAAACGTGCATATTGCTCATTTGTGAGGATATTATTCTGCGTCACTTCAGCAGCACTTTGATTTTGAGCCGAAAGCAACGCATTGCCCGGTAACGGAGATCCTGGAAGATTTAACTTCAAGTAAGCACTATCGAGGTCTCGAGGCATCGCAGGTGCGGGTGCATTTGTCGTGCCAATCACACGACCGGCGGTAGCGTCACGCATTGCTGCATACTGGTCAACTCTGCCAGACTGCACTTGAGAGGCTAAGTTAGCAGCGCCAAAAGTATACAGAGCATCTGATCCGACCGGCCCACCTGCGGTTCCGACATTAATCAAAAATTGCTCAGCTCGTGCTCTGGCACTACTCTTTTGGACTGCCATAATAAAATCCGCTAAATAAAAAGAGGTAGCATCGCTACCCCTTATTTTACAGCTACTTATTTTCCTAATAAACGTCGTTTATTAGAACTACAAGTATCACTCCATCACCAGCATTTTCTGGCGGAACACTTCAGGGTTCTGTTGTGCAGAGTTCAGATAACGCCAGGCGTTGGCGGGATCCCGCTCAGCCAGGGCTCCAAAATTATTCCAGAAGGCGGCGGGATTGCCTTGCATCTGGGGCTGAGGAGGAACCGGCATCTCAGGGCGCTCAGGAGCAGTCGGACGCTGATATTGAGTACCAACCGCCTGACCCTGGGGACGACCGTAACCAATTTCTGAATCGGGAATTGGATAAGGACCATTCTCGCCAAAGAATTCGCAGGTGTAATCGGCCAGGATATCTGGATCAGTCAGGATAGCCTCATAAGCGCGATGCTCATGAGAGAGCTCCTGAAGCAGACCGATGGCCTCTTGAAGCTGCGCATTGGTAGCGAGCAGCGTGTCTTCTACAGAACAAGCGTACTGGTTCAGGAGAGCAGGAGCATCAGCACCGAAGTGGTTGATGACATCAAGACTTTGCTCGCTTACCCCGTTGTCCAGCAGCATTTCCTCCGTTATTACCGGAGAAGTTTGGGAATAGTCGTTGTAATACGCCTGGTTGCTGTTGTTCGAAGGCGTATAGGTCTCCGTCGCCAAATTGTTGTACTGGAGACCCTGTTGGGAAGCGTAATTGGCCTGGTCGTAGGCCTGGTTCTGACTGTACTGTTGACCCTGGAACGGGAATTGGACGGGCGAACTCAGGAGCCCCACCACCTTGTTGAACGCCTCCTTGTAAGGGTTCTCCGCTTGTGGAGTTGCCTGGTACGCTTGGGGGTATGACGCTGTAGGGGTTGACAGGTACGGATTGACCCCCATCTGGGCCTGCATTTGCGGGGCTGGGGCCACCGCTTGCTGGTAGGGCGCCACCCATTGGGACGTCGTTGAAACCGTTGGCGCTTGTGCCGCCGTCTGCGCCACCGGAGCCCCGTAGCTGCTCGGCTGGATCGGGGATGCTTGGGGTGCCGATTGGGTCGGCATTGCGGTATCGGCCTGCATAAGTTACCTCTTTTTGTAGGCTTTCGAGTGTTCGGTAAAGGAAGGGAGTGAGATCTAATCTCGGATCCGCAGCCATCGGTAAATTCGGTTGCTGCGGATGTGGTGTTCGCATTTCTTGATTGATTAGATCAATAAATGCTGAGTAGGCCCTCTGTACTTCCCCTACCATTCGGAATGGGAAACCGGAGAGCATCCCCGCGATTTCATCATCCGTTTTAGAAGGGAATAAATACTTCAGTGCTTCAATGCTATCAACCCCTAATTCCTGTAGGTTCCTCGTAAAGATAGATTGGTTAAGTTTATCTTGTGCCGTATCTTCATATACAGGTCCCATCCAACGCCACATAACAGCGCGATCCCCGTCTGGAGCAAGTCCTAAAACACCACTGGGAATCTCGCGGTTTTCAATGACAGCATCTAGAGCTTTTTGGAGCTTCTTCTCATAGGTCACCAACTGCTTTTCGTATTTAGTTACAGCAGCCACATCTTCCGTATCTTCAGGAGGAACTGGATATTTGATGCCCAGTGAGTAGGCTAATGATTTGCGGAAGATCTGCTCTTCCTGGAAGATCATTAACTCGAAGCAACGACAAATGCCGTACGTATAAAGCATCAAGCACTTCTTCTTGGCTGTAGCACTGACACGTCCATAAGCCGATTTGATCTCGGTTGCAGTTACGTTGGTGATGCTTAAATCATCAATACCACCAAGTGCTAAGCGGATTTCACTACGAAGCTGTTCTGCATATCGCGCCTGATCTGTGCTAACTGCGTTTGGAGTGATAAAACCGACACGATCTGTGGGCTCCAGGTTCGCGATGACTCGAGGCACACGCATGCCGGAGCCAGGCTTTCCGATATACCCAGGAGGCTGCCGTGTAACGTTATCCTGTTTGAAGGTTGAGCTGGATAAGAAAAACTCAGACTGGAATCCAGACTGACTGGAAATACTGGGGCGCTGTGCTATGTCGGTGTCGTTGCTCTCGACAATATCCTGTTTTGGCCTGGAAGAGAGTAATGTGGGATTGCCGAAAAATGAAAGGTTTGCTCGGATGTTTTTAACCATTTCATCGTGAGCGATGATCTGGTTAGCCATCCAATCAAATTCACCGCTACCTTCGGTGCCAAAAGCATCTGGATTGTTAAATACTTCCACACATGGAATAAATTCCATGCTGTTGACAACGGTCTTCTTTTCGAAGGCGCCAGCTTCCAGTGACGGCATGTCGAAAGAAATTTCTTGTTCGCTGTGGAACTCTTCAATTTCAGTCGCCGTAATACGAAGACGCATATAACGTTTATCCGTACTTAAACCAACACCTTGAAAGCCTTTCGTAGACTTTACTTTGTACGGATAAATAATGATGACTTCTTCTAAATCTCCCTCTGTGGAGTAGTAAGTTCGATACGCATCTTTATCGAACCAGTAGAGTCGATATGTTTTCTTAGTCGGTCGAATATAAAAAAGACCTTTACCGTAGGCCAGAAAGCGATCCCAGATCGAATCCAGACGAGCATCCAGTTTATTAAACTTGATGACCTGCTGAATAAAATCAAATCGCTGTGTGCCCAAGTTGTCTTGGGCTGGGTAGAACTCAACACCCTGACGCACCCCAAACATCTTCATTTGGGAGAGGTGGGCATTCACCAGCATAGTATCGGTTTGATCGCTACCATCGCGGGAAATGACCGCCTTGAGCATAGAATCTAGAACGTTTTTACTATCGCTCATGGTCAATTGGGAAATTCAGCTTATTGTTCAATATCGTAGCCAGCAGCAACGCGTTTGAGCGTGATGGTGTCATCCTCCACTTCGACTTCGAATCGCTCATTAGGTTGGAGCGCCATGTCGTGACACAGTTCGTCAGGCAGAGGAATGACGGCAGAGCCGTAGGCATCCTGCTCAAGCTCTAAGGTGTAATAGCTGGTGGACATTGGGAATAGGACCTTTTTAGTTTAGATCCAAAATACTTTATCTCTGTTCATATCCAGAGTTAAAACTCCAGCTCTAATTTGCCACGTGTCATCAGACCGTTGCAAAGCCATACCAATGCGTCGACTGTGTCATCATGGGAGCTAACACCAAAATTAATGATTTCATCTGTTAACGGCCCGAACCGTCGATACTTATTGAAAATTAACTTACGCTGCTCGAACAAGCCCATAATGCCACGGAAGCGTGCAACCTTATCGCCCCGAAAACCTTTGACCGCGTGCCAGTGCATATTATAAAGTCCGTGGTCACCAAGACAGATTCGTTTAAAATCAGCTTCTAGAGAGGCTTGGTAGGCAACAGCCTCTGACCAGATGTCGATGTTGCTTCCAGTGGGAAAATATCGCCCGCCATCCTTATGGATGACGCCCCACTCCTCCATCATCTCCATAAGGGCTTCCAACTTTTCTAAGTTTCCCATAATGCGGATTCGTTTACAGTCGATGATGTGAATTTTATCTTTGACGCGACCACCCATCACGAACGCAGTGTAATCATTCTGTTCTCGAACACCAGCAGAAAGATCGACACCAACCCCCATGGCATCAAATTGTGTTGCAATTGTGCCCTTCACAATTAAGTCAGGTGAGAGTGACAGCTCACTAGTTTGTACAATTTGGTTCTGGTACTGGAAACTAAAAGCAATTGGTGCTTGTCGTCGTCGATCTTGCAAATACTCTAAAGACCACATGTCGGGCCAATAGGAGATTTCTTCACCTTCCTGATCAACGACAATCGCTGACTGCACCAGTTGGACCCAGTCGTTAGCCGGAATAAAGGTGGTTCCGTGCATATCATCATGCCGAAAACGCGTACCTAGGCAGATAGCGCGACCACCTTCAAACATAGTGGGAACAATAACTGAATTCCAGTTATCTTCCATTGCTGTTCGAATATCTCTATTTTTAATTTCGTCAGCAGATTTACAAATGTCGTCAATAATACAGAGGTGTGAACGCTTGGATGTCACAGCTCCTTTCAAACCCGCGCAACAAACAGTAAATTCTTCTTCACCGGTTGATTTAATCCCAGCAAATTTCCAATCAATGCTCCAATACTCGTTAGAGTTAATCCCCTTGGCAATTTTAACCATCGGAAAAATTTCGTTATAAGTTTTACTCTCTTCGATAATTCTTTTGATCGCCGCACTTTTTGGACGTGCAACGTCAATTGTGTACGAAATATAAAGAATCTTCAACGGCATTTTATGCAACGCGTGCACGCCAATTGTCCAGGCTGTGAATAAACCTAGGACGCTCGACTTTGCTGAGTTCTTGCTGACAATATAGTCTTTTGTCAGGAATGTATGCTTCTCATGTGCGACGGTTATACAACGTACTTTTTCTGGTAACGCAGGTTTGATATCAACAATAGACCTACAAGGTAGATATTTTGTGCAGGGTTTGTACAACAAAGCTTTCCGTTGAAGGTAAAAAGGCTTTATCGATGGTGGAAGTTTAATGCCTACTTTCCAGGAAGGGTTTGTAGTTCGTATTTTCTCACCTGTTGGCGAATTGTATTGATTGTATTGCGGTGCATTAATTGTTGCAACTCCGCCTAATGATTGGACTAGTTCCACTACGTCGAGGATTAATTGGTAGGAAGCGCTGCAAAATGAAATTTTTCCACCTCCGGAACGATTGGATCCTACGGTTCCATCTGTATCTAGTAATCCTTGTAAAAGGGAAATACGATCCTCGACGCAAGCAAACTTGTACTCTGCTGGAATGAACTTCTCTATTGATCCTTTACCTTGTAACCCGAGGGTGCGCAAAGCGTCTAAAACTTTATTTGGCTTATTCTTTTCTCTACTTGTTTTGACAATCTTGTACCCATATTTAGAACCAAAAACACTAACTAGTTCGTGGTCAGGAGGGAGAGAATTGCCGCAGCGGTCAACAATATCTTTATCAGCTGACGTAAGTAGAACACTTGATTTCTTTGTCAGTCCACCATCCCCAATAAGTACCCCCAGCAAGTATGGATCTGCAAGTAAGTCAGATTTAGGGTACTGGACAGGCTCAGTAATTGGGATTTGATAACGCGCACACCCGCGTGAATCCAACCATGGGGCACTACCTTCTTCACAGGCCTCTGTAATTCTTTTTCCTCCAGTCCTCCAATTACCTTCCAGTCCTGTAGTTTTTTGTGTTCTAATATCATTCAACGTCATCAAGCGCCAAGTGCCTTTTTCATCTGTACCTACTCTCCTGACTTTCCAAAGATGCTGATCATCACAAGCGACAGACGAACCATCAGAAAAAATCACGTTCCAAGTAGGACTTTCTGCGTAGTCGTGGATATCTATAATTTCAGTCGAGCTACCGTCTTCTGCAAAAACAAGGTCTCCTAAAGCGAGTTCTCCGATAGGGCGCCACCCGTGCGGCGTGGCTACCGGCATGGAAACCGCCAAAGGCCCCCTAGGGGCCAGAATATCGATGTTTGGTCCAGCAATGCCTTTTAGGCAGACCGAGTCTTCATCAGTGCATAGATGTTTGTGCCACTCGAGGTGATGTGCTGCTGGTGGCTTGTCTCCGACTACATCACAAAAATAAGCAAAATCCGTACGTGCACGCTCAATGTCGACGCTACTAGTTTGTTTAACTACTCGCTTCTGAGCTGCTGCTCGCGCCGTACGTCTATAAACTGAATAAAGACTTGTTCCGGCCACGTCCTTTCAACATCACTAAGCCGTAGCTTAGCGCACTCAGCTTACGACTCTTCTTGTAGGATTTTAGTCCAAACGCCCATAGAGGCTTCAGTGAGCGGGCCTTCAATAGGATCATCACGGAAAATCGATAACATTTCACGCAGAGCCCTATCGGCACCAGCAAGAATCAAACCTTGTTTATCTAATAGGACACGCTCATCACTCAGTTGTTTAATGGTTCCACGTAATTCTTTCTGCAGCATAGCAATTCGGGCAGTGCCCATATCTTGCTTCACCATGCCCATGTCGATGGCATCGCGTAATTTTAAAATATCCTGCTGCATAGAATCGATCTCATCCTCTAATAGAGCACTGAAATCGCGTTTTTTATGCTTGCGGTTTGCCCACTCGTCGCACTCAACAATGCCTCCTGTAAAGCCAAGGAATCTGGCATAAAGGTATATTTGAACTGGTGAGTTTGTCCTTTTACAGAAGTTAAGAAAAACTTCCCGATCTTTATCGGTTAGGGTTTCAAGCCACGAGATCATACTCGGTACTGGCGCTGAGCCTGCTCATAATCACGCTCTTCTTTATAGCGCCTGAACATCTCTTGCTGCAAGCCGGTTTGCCGCTGCTCACTGCCGGTTTCACGAATTCCAGCACGCTCTTCTTCGCCACGGACGCGAGTGAGCCCTGTTTCTCCGGCAAAGCGTTCACGCTGTGTCGCACGCTCTTGCTCTCCAGTCAAGCCAATTTGACGTTCTTGTCCGGCAAGTAACTCAGCTTGTGTTCGTCGTTGCTGTGCCCCAGTAGTTTCGATTCCGAGACGTTCTTGAATCCCGCGTGCACCAATAAGTCCTGTTTCACCAGCAAAACGTTCTGTTTGCGTCTGACGTTCTTGTGCGCCAGTAGCTGCAATTCCGAGGCGTTGCTCTCGTCCAGTTAGACCAATTTGCCGTTCTTGTCCAGCAAGAAGTTCAGCTTGAGTGGCCCGCTGCTCTCGTCCAGTTAGACCAATTTGCCGTTCTTGTCCAGCAAGAAGTTCAGCTTGAGTGGCCCGCTGCTCTCGGCCTGTAGTAGCAATACCTAAACGCTCTTCAAGTCCACGTGCTGCAATACCTAAACGTTCTTCACGTCCAGTTAGACCAATTTGCCGTTCCTGTCCAGCAAGAAGTTCAGCTTGAGTGGCCCGTTGCTCTCGTCCAGTTAGACCAATTTGCCGTTCTTGTCCAGCAAGAAGTTCAGCTTGAGTGGCCCGCTGCTCTCGTCCAGTTAGACCAATTTGCCGTTCTTGTCCAGCAAGAAGTTCAGCTTGAGTGGCCCGCTGCTCTCGGCCTGTAGTAGCAATACCTAAACGCTCTTCAAGTCCACGTGCTGCAATACCTAAACGTTCTTCACGTCCAGTTAGACCAATTTGCCGTTCTTGTCCAGCAAGAAGTTCAGCTTGAGTGGCCCGCTGCTCTCGTCCAGTAGTGGCAATGCCTAAACGCTCTTCTTCACCGCGAACACGAGTTAAACCTGTTTCACCTGCAAAACGTTCTTGCTGTGTAGCTCTTTCTTCACGGCCTGTAGCTGCAATCCCAAGACGCTGCTGTTCGCCGGTTAAACCAATCTGCCGTTCTTGACCTGCAAGTAAATCGGCTTGTGTCCGGCGTTGTTGTTCTCCGGTAGTTGCAATCCCACGCCGCTCTTCTTCACCTCGGATACGAGTAAGTCCTGTTTCACCTGCAAAACGTTCTGTTTGCGTCTGACGTTCCTGTAAACCAGCAGCCTCAATACCTAAACGCTGTTGTAAACCAGTGGTTTCAATTCCAAGACGTTCTTGTGCTCCACGTGCACCGATAAGCCCTGTTTCACCTGCAAAGCGTTCTTGCTGGGTTTGACGTTCTTGTGCTCCAGTTAAACCAATCTGCCGTTCTTGTCCGGCAAGTAACTCAGCTTGTGTTCGTCGTTGCTGTGCCCCAGTAGTTTCGATTCCGAGACGTTCTTGTGCTCCACGTGCACCGATAAGCCCTGTTTCACCTGCAAAGCGTTCTTGCTGGGTTTGACGTTCTTGTGCTCCAGTTAAACCAATCTGCCGTTCTTGTCCGGCAAGTAACTCAGCTTGTGTTCGTCGTTGCTGAGCTCCTGTCGTTTCAATTCCAAGACGTTCTTGTGCTCCAGTGGCTTCAATTCCGAGGCGTTGCTCTCGTCCAGTTAAACCAATCTGCCGTTCTTGTCCGGCAAGTAACTCAGCTTGTGTTCGTCGTTGCTGTGCCCCAGTAGTTTCGATTCCGAGACGTTCTTGAATCCCGCGTGCGCCAATAAGTCCTGTCTCACCAGCAAAGCGTTCTTGCTGTGTTTGACGTTCTTGTGCCCCTGTTAAATCAATCTGCCGTTCTTGCCCGGCAAGGAGTTCAGCTTGAGTGGCCCGCTGCTGAGCGCCTGTTTCAATAATTTGTTCTTTTTGCCCAGCTAATAACTCAGCTTGTGTTTGTCGTTGCTGAGCTCCTGTCGTCTCAATGCCTAGACGTTCTTGAACTCCACGTGCATCGATAAGTCCTGTTTCACCTGCAAAGCGTTCTGTTTGCGTCTGACGTTCTTGTGCTCCAGTAGCTTCAATTCCCAAACGCTGTTGAGCGCCTGTTTCAATAATTTGTTCTCTTTGCCCAGCTAACAAATCAGCTTGTGTAAGGCGCTGCTGAGCTCCTGTCGTTTCAATGCCTAGGCGTTCTTCAAGTCCGCGTGCGCCGATGAGTCCTGCCTCGCCAGCAAAGCGTTCTTGCTGTGTTTGACGTTCCTCTGCACCAGTGGCGGCAATCCCAAGACGCTGTTGCTCACCTTGTGCGGCAAACCCAGCACGCTGTTCTTCGCCTTGAACCCTTTCTGTTAAGCGATTTTCTGCCCCAAGCGCTTCAATTTGGCGCAGACTTTGTCCAGTAAAATATTCAGCATTTTGTTTATCTAGGCCAGCTGCAAAAAGAAGATCTTCTTGGCTTTGCTGCCTATTAAGAGCAGAAAGAAGTGTTTGTAAATCGAGACTCTGAGTTGGGATATTTGTGACAGTGTTACCACCTGCTGATCCGCCGCCTGCTGCTGCTCCACCGCCTGCTGCTGCTCCACCACTCATCCCACCGCTCATTCCACTACCTGGAATATTTATTCCAAATTGATTGGCTACGGTAGATGCATTATTACCAGCCCCACGATTCTCGATTAAGTTTCCAATTCTTTGGTTACTAATCCCTGCATCACGGAGATCTCGGATATCTTGACCAGAAATTTTGCCAGTTCCTACGATTTGCTGTATAGCACTTCCAGCCATGCGGCCGGAAGCCTCTTGACGAGCTTCTTGTTTAGCCTGCTGGCGAGCTTCTTGTCTAGCCTCTTGACGAGCTTCTTGCCTAGCCTCTTGACGAGCTTCTTGCCTAGCCTCTTGACGAGCTTCTTGTCTAGCCTGCTGGCGAGCTTCTTGCCTAGCCTCTTGACGAGCTTCTTGCCTATTGCTACCGCCTTTACCGCCGCCTCCTTTTGCCATGAGAAATACTTCTAGACTGTTTTAACTATTATAGAGTTGTTACCTAATAGGGCCAGGTGTTAGCGCTGTGTAAACACACTAACAGCACTTTGTTTAAGATCAGAATGTGTACGGCGCTTTTCAGCTTGTGCAGCTACTGATATGAATCAACCAACGGCAAAAGTGCTGCCACGATAATTCATCCGCCTCTGCGCGTTCTGCAAGTTTGCCAAGGCGTTAATCATTCCGGCTTCACCTGAGGCGGCAGCACCAGCCTGTGCTTGTTGAGATGCAGCAATATTTTGCAAGTTGGAGGGAAGCCGCTCTTTAAAATCAGCATAGGCCTTACTAGCCAGTAAGTTGCGCTCGGTAGCCTCACGTGCAGCTTGACTCAAAAATGGATATGCAGAAGCTAACTGCTGCTCTGTTAGTTGCTGGCTAAGCTGGGCCGCTTGAGCCTGTTCTTGCATCCGAATCGGAGAAATGGCGCGAGTAAAATCAATCCACTGTTGAATAGTTGGATCGACACCTGGCACGGCACCATTTTTTGACTGGTATTCAAACGCAGGCTGATCCCTCCCACCGGATGTGAGATTTACGCCTTTTGCTTGCATTTGAGCTTCCGTCGGTTTAAAGACAGAGCTGAAATAATCTGGAAACTTATAGTCAGCCCCAACGGCAAACGGTTGATATGAGAATGTACCAGTTTTAGGCAACTGGTAGAAGGGTGCGTTGGGGTTGGACATCTTACGAATACTGATACTGACTGGTAAGAGCGTTACCCATTTGCTGGGCAGCGGTCTGACCCATTTGCTGTGCTGCTTGTTGGCTACGCTCTAACATGTTTGCAGCAGTTGCAATGTTCTGTCGGATGCCAGCGGCAGCCATCTGACGTTGGAACTCAGTCTTAGAGCGTGCTTCAGCGGATTTAAACAGTTCGGGCATCAGTTTACGAATGCCAGCGAGCTGAACGTCTTGCATCAACAGTTCGTTAAGACGCGCGGCGCCAATTTGACCACTAGGATCTGCAACTGCGAGTGAATCATACGGTGTTTGGCGATACGGTGTTGTGGGAATAGCCGCACCTGCATCATAAGTTACTTGACCAGGCTGACTCGCCGATACAGCTAAATTAGCTGCGCCGCCAGCTCCTCGTGAGGCAACAGGAGCAGCAGAGGCTGCTAGAGAGCCAGGAAGTCCACCAAGAAGTGTCGTACCACCAAGAGCAGCGATATTACCAATTCCTTTGGCAGTGGCCTCAACTCCAACTTTACCTAAAGCTTGGTTTAACGCGGACAAGCCGGCTGCGCCAACAGGAGTGCCTGCCAGGGCAGTTCCTGCCATGCGAAAAGCTCCTGGGGCAAGTGCACCTAAACCTGCTCCAAGTGCGGTAGCACCCAGGTTGCCACCACTTTTCTGATATGCTGTGTAGCCCCCAGTGGCGGCGCCGATAAGTGGCAGCAACATAATTCTTTACTCTTTGTCTTTTATTTTATAGGTTGTAAATCAAATTAAGCAAACCTATCGATAAGCTTGCCAACGCCCATACCAATCGGTACTCCAAGGGGACCGAATACGCCTGCCGCAGTCCCGATGGCACCAGCAAGTCCGCCTACGTCACCAAATAAACCACTACTACCGCTGCCACCAGATGCTGTTTGAGTGCCCATTTGAGGCAGTGGCGGAGTGTAAATAGCAAAGTTATCAAATACTTCTTTTGTTCCGTAGGGGCTACTACTTTCGCGACGACGCCGCGCTGCATCTTGAGCAGCTTGCGTATATTTGCCGCTTTGACCGAAATTTTTCTCAGTGTATCTGTTCAGAAAATCAAGACCTTTTACAAGAGCCTCACCAAATCCACCACCTCTGCGTTCTTCAGACAGACCAGGGACACCTTCGTATTGCTCCTGGTCCCATCCTCCAGCACCACCCCAATCCATACCCCAGCCAGGATCAGCCATAACGTATCAAGCGTAATTAGGAGTGGTAAACATTTGATTAGCGGCTTGATTTGCCATCTTCATCATATCAAAGTTACTCGACGTACCACTTTGTAATGACCCAGAACCAGCAGCTGCAGCATTGCGTGCTTCAATCAATTGCATCTGGTGCATGAAACGTTGCTGATCTAAAATCGCTTCCGCCGCCATTTCATTTGTAAGTGGCGAACGACCTGGAGTATATTGTTGAGTGCTGAAAGCAGTCGGCTTTACAGGGTTAGTTACAGCATTAGCAAGCATGTTAGATGCGATAACAGAACCAGCTCCAAGTCCGAGTGTGGTCGCACCGCCAGCGACAGCCGGCAGCGCTCGTGCACCCGCTTGAATAACATCCATACCTAACGGCAGGCCCATAGCGGCTCTACCAACCCCTGGTAACTGTGAGAGCGCTGCAGCAGCAGCCTCAGGAGTACCTTGAGCAATAGTTCCGAGTCTCGCGCTATTCTCAAGTGCTGTTTTAACGCCGGCGCCACCGCCAGACATTACCGCAGCCGCATACTTTTTTAGTAGCTCTTGCGCTAATTTACCTGCTGCGGGATTCATTAAGCTACTCCGGGGCCACGGCTTGGAAAAATGTTTGCGTTACCTTTTTTTGCATCTTCAATGAAATAATCGCCGGACGACTGAATTCCATAGCGAAGAGCAATATTTTCGGGTAATACCGCTGTCTTAGGATCAATTATACGCCCTACACCAAGAGCATACTTGTCGAGAAAATCATCCGCTTGATTCCTGACATTAGGATTTTGAAAAGACGAATAAGGATTTACGCTTAGATCGCGAAGACTATTGTAAGCTTCGGCCGCACTCTCATTGCCAAATTGTGCGCGTGTAAAAAAATCAGGAACTTTTGGATTATCCAAAAGCTGAGCACGCCACATATTGTCCCTCGGATCCTCAAACGCCGATCTTGGGTAAACTCCAAGGGTGCCGCTATCCGGACGTTTACCCTCTCGAAGAGCTTTATCGAAAGGCTTAGTGGAATTCGAGCTGAATAGTGGCGCTGACATCACTTGTTGCGACGATTACGAAGTTTTGCAAGTGTCTTTGCCAAGTTGGCCTGTTTGACAGTTTTATCAGAGTACTCGTCTGGGTTTGCTGTAACTTTTGAAGCAAACTGAGACGCACTCATATCGCGCTCTTCTGCTTTACGAGAAAAAGCGCCTGGGTTCTTACTGACAGCTTCTTGAATCCAATTGTCGCCAGGCATTTAACTCCAGCTCGATTTAATTTGCACTCATAGCATCTACTTTAGCTGCAACAATTGCAGCGGACCGAAGCTCAGGAGAAGATGCCTGAAACGCACGGACTTTATCGGCAGCTTTCTGGGGTAACCAGTGCTTAGCCATTTCAAAAGCAAGATGCTTGATCTCTTCCGCAGAAAGCTTGCCGTCAGCAACAGATTCTACTGAAAGTTCAAATGCCTTATCGATCTTTGATCCGTCCCAGCGGCTAAGGTTTTGGTCAAGGACAGGATCGATAATGTCGTAAGCTTTTTTAATAATCGGTCCGTATTTTAAAAAAGTTTGCACTGTCAAGTTCTTTTTTAAAAAGACAGCAACTGCAACAGTAGCTGCCCCAATCAAGCTAGCAATAATGGGCTCTAAAAAAGTCATCGTTTAATCCAAGTCACTATGTTTTTACTTTACTTAAAGTAAGCCTGCGCGACGATCGGCTGCGCGTTGTTCTAACTCAGCCATGATTTGCCTGGTTTCAAAGTGACGTTCAGCTTGTTCTTTAGCGCGGGCATCTTTACCCATTCCGGCTGCAACAATGTCAGAGTCGCTCATCAAACCTGAATAAATAGGTTGACGCTTTTCCCGAATGGTGCCACCACGCTCGACTGCTTTCTGAAGCCCCATTTGGTGAGCAAGAGCGTTATTAGCAGCAATGCCAGCAATGTTACCCATCTCATCGGGGAATCCTGCATCAGCATAGTCACGCATCGCTAAGCGATAGGGATCAGACGTAGCGTATGCGTATTCGACCGGTTTACCACGACTCTTCATTCCCACACCAAGTTCCCCACCAGGGTAGAAGGTCAGACTCGAAATAGCCTTGCTCCGTTCTGGCTTGATCTCGTAACTGGCAAGAGGACCCTGATCTTGGCTCATGGCACTGAGAAATTCGTTTGTCCTTACTTTAACCGGCTTGCCTACACGAACAGCCTCTGGCTGCTGCGTGACAATTGGAGCATCAGCCTGTCCACTAAGAAGAGCTTCACGTTGTGCTCTAGGCAGCAGTGCGAGGGCCTTGGCGGCAAATGCAGCTGCTTCTTCAGATTCTGAGGAACGGCGCGGCGGGGCCGAAAAGGCTGCAGGAACAGCAGCAGTCACGACTTCCCGTGTAGGTGCGGGCGCAGGCGCAGAGGTAGGAGCTGATGTTATGGGCGCAATTCGTGTTTGAGGAGTTGCGCGGACTTCAGTAAATGCAGGGGTCGTGCCAGGTGTGTCGACTAGTTCTTCTGGCTCCATGCTTGCGCCTGCAGCCTGCATCATTGCAGTATAAGCAGGCGTTCCACGGAAACGTTCTGCTGCAGTAACAGAACTACGTCCAATTGGACTAATACCCTCTTCTCGACCTTCTTTTAATACTTGCTTAAGAACAGGTGCAGCTTTACCTGCAACCATAGCGCCGTATTCAGCAACAGACTGATCAATCCGTTTTTGAGCACGTTGTTCGGCAGCAACTCCACCAAGGTACTCTGAAATTAAATCATCTGCACGATCACGAACAGGTGAATGCGGAACAGTGCTTGCAGCAAGTTGAGCAACCTCTGAGCCAGGACCGAATGACTGGCTTGAAGAAATTACGTGGCTTTGAGTCGCTGGTTTTTCTTCTGAATCAACAACAGTAGGTTTTTCGGGAGACGTGCCACGTAGTAAGCCCATGACGGCCGTTTGATGTGGAACAATATCTTGCCCATAGCGATCAGAAGTTGTAGGTGGTGTTACATCCGTACTTGCGGTAGCAAAGCCCTGCGGTTGCGGAGGAGTACCAATATGAGGCTCATCGTCAAGTTCAAGATTGCCAAAGTTCTTTGCAAGATAAACGCCACCCGCAATTGCACCAGCAGCAAGTGCAGTCTTGCCGATAACATCGACTGCACGTCGGATTGCTCCAGGTGGGCGCTTACCTTGATTTACATCCCGCGTAAAACTATAAACCTCTGGGGCTAACGCCATTCGCTCAGCAGGCGTTTGCGGATAAGGGTTGCCTGTAAGGTCAGACCAGAGCGCGTAGTCCTGCGGAGAGACAGGCATTTTTATACACACATTATCTAGATATAAGTGATTTTAGGGTGACTAAATACGTTAAATTTATCCCCCTACCTGCTCAATAAAAAGGTCAATTTGGGGGAAATTTTCCGGCTGCTATCTGGCCCGCTCGTCACAAAAGTTTACATACCAGGAAAAAAAGAAGCTGTATGTGAAGAGTTGCTACATTCTGGCCGGATGGGCCGGTGATGGTCTAATGTGAGGGAAGCGGCCATAGAAGCCGCGCATCCACTTAGTACGGAGAACCACCATGACCATCACAGTCCCCACCACTGCGCAGATCGCGCAGAACCTCGAACGCACTGCACGCGTGGTTGCGCCAGCCATCGCGCTGGTGATCACGTGCACGGGCCTACTGGCTGAGCTGGCTTACGACCTGGGCTTCCAGCTCGGCACCGCAGTGCACACCCGCAACGATCAGCTCGCCGCAATGTGGCGCCGCTTGTGGGTGCCAGGTGCTGAGCCTGCAGCCGCGCCAATCACGGTCAAGCCTGCGCCCATCAGGCTCGCGGCAAAGCTGCAGCCCCAGGTGCATCCGCTGGCCGACCTAGCCACCGACCTGGAGACACTGACCTGCGCTCAGCTGCGCAGCCTGGCCGGCACCAAGCGCAAGGCGCGCAAGGCTGAGCTGATCGCAATGGTGCTCGCCTGAGATCGCAACCCAACCCCGTCCTGGGTTAGAATGACGGAGTCCACCCACCTAGCACGGAGACACCATGTACAAAGTCGGACGCATGACAGACGAAGGCACCTGGGAGGTGTTGGTCGAGTGTGAGACCTACGCGGACGCGGATCATGCTTGCTACCTATGGGAGCACGTCTACCCCCACGCCTGGGTTGACATTCTTGATGGGGCACTGACCCCGGTTGACTAATCACCAGGGGGCTACGGCCCCCCCTTTTTTTTAGTTGATAGTTGATAGTGATTAACGAAGGAATGTTACATGTGAAGAGTTATAACTTTTCGGCGCCAGGGGTAGCCGATGGCCTACAGTGATGGGGTAGTTCGCCCTAGAAGCGATGACCACCGCATCCAAATCACTCCGCCTCGCCGACACCTTGGCCCGTGAACCGTTCACGTGGCCAGGCGGTTACCCTCGCTACGCTGTCACGTCCGATGGCGGCTGCCTTTGCAGCAGCTGCTGTAAGACTGAACGCGATCTGATCGGCACCACCACAGGGTCCGACGGCTGGAACGTAGTTTGGCTTGCCGTCAACTATGAAGATAAGGAGCTGGCCTGCGACAATTGTCACGAGGAGATTGTCGCAGCGTACGGTTAACTACCAGGGGGCTCCGGCCCCCTTTTTTATCAACTTTTATAAAGTTGATAGTTGTTGATAGTGTTTAACGAAGGAATGTGACATGTGAAGAGTTATAACTTTTCGGTTTCGGTGGGCGCCGATGGCCTAGGATTTGCTCATCGGGATCGAACCCGATCATTCACTCGCACTTAGTACGCGATGACCAAACCAAACCTGAATGGCCGCATCCTGTGGGAAGGCCCCAGCCCTGTGGACGGCTCTCCGCTTGTCTGCATCGTGACGGGGCTCAGCAAACAGTCGGCCAATGGCAAGACTGGCAGCATGCTGCAAATCTGGATTCTGCGCCAGGATCTGCACCCGGTAGAGGCTTTCAATACTGAAGCCGGACGTGCCAACTGCGGCGACTGCCCCCACCACGGGCTCAACCTAGGCTCGTGCTACGTCAATTGGGGCCAGGCCCCACGGTCGATCTGGGAATGCTACCGGCGCGGCGGCTATCCCCACATCGGCTCGGATTGGCACCTTTTCAACGATGCAATTGTCCGGCTTGGCGCTGCAGGTGATCCCGCCATGGTTCCGGCTGAAGTGTGGGATCAATTCCTGCATCGTGTCGGGGCTCGCACCGGCTACACGCACCAATGGCGCCAACCCTGGGCTCAGCACCTGAAGGGCGTCTGCCAGGCATCCTGTGATGGCTTTGCCGATTACCTGGAAGCTACGGCTCACGGTTGGCGCACCTTCCTGGTAAAACCCGCCGGTGAGTCTGATCCCGCAGGTCTCGTGCACTGCGCGGCTAGCGTTGAAAGAGGAGCCAAGACGACTTGTGAGCGTTGCACCTTGTGCGATGGGGCCAGCGCTGACGTCGTGATCAATGCCCATGGGGCAAAAGGCGGCCGTTTTGTCGCTGCCTGATCAAATACGGGGGCTGCGGCCCCCATTCCACCCATTTCACACCGATCTCATCATGGAATCACCCTATCTCGGCTGGATTGTGCCCTACGAGTGGCAAGAACCCGGCGACGACGACGACATCACCCCAGAAACTGCCGAACAATGGGATGAATGCGACGGAGACTCGGACTTCACACTCTGAAATCAGCCCCGAAAGGGGCTTTTTTCATGTTGATAGTTGATAGTGAGCAGCAAATTGTTGTTGATAGTGCGCAATACGGCGTAATTTACACTTTTTCGCAATATAACTGAGTTTTAAGCGGTTTTGGCGGTGCGGTAGGATGGATCAGAGCGACCAAAGCAGTCGCTTTTACGTGTTTTTCACGTTTCCTGAGTACCTGTCACTCGTGCAGGTACGCTGGACAGAGTGCAAGGCCCTGTACAGGCCCGAAATGCGCCCGAAATGGGTCGTATAACGGCACTGTTATATGGTTATTGAGGCTTTTTTGATGCAATTCTTTGCACTTAATAGGCTTATATAACCTAAGGGCCTCACGACCCCTCCCTTGAAAACCCTTGCGCCGCAACGGATGTCAAGCCTCTCGCCTGACGATTCGTGGGGGTAAGGCTTTGTACTTAACGTGAGGGTGTGGAAAACTTTTGGTAGGGTTTCGTGGTTCGAGTGGTTACATGATCCATACGCTCTGTATGGTTCACGCGATCCACACGCTCTGCACGTGCTACTGTCCCTGTGCAAACCTCTGCACTTAATCGGGAACTGTGTTGATTCATTAACACCCGGCGACGGCCAACCCCGATGCGCTAGGTTCAATACCGAACGGGAACACCGCTCACCTCCACCTAGTACGGAGCCAGCCATGCTGACCTTTAAAGTTATTCTCGAACATCCCATCACCCATAAGCTGGTGTTCCTCACCATCGAGAAATGCATCGACATAGATGACTGCATCGACCATGTCCACCGGGAGCATCCTGGGTTCGACATCGAGCAGATCCAGCGGGTATAGTTCTGATCACATGCCCAACCCCGGCCTGGGCCAGGATGCCGGTCTTCCACTTAGTACGGAGCCACACCATGTCCACCACCACCACCGCGTTTGATCGCATGCAACTGCATCAGACCTTTGAAGCTATGGAGCGCAACGGCGGCGGGTTCTGCTCGAAGCTGGCACGCGCCTGGTTTGCAGCAGACCCTCGCAATAAAGCTAGGATCGAACAGGCATTCCCAGAGCTACTGCAAGACTTCGGGCCTGGTTCGCGCCTCTTCCACTGACCAGCTGCCCAACACCAGCCTGGGCTTGGATGCTGGCATCACCTCTTAGAAAGGATCACCATGAACACCGACACTCTCCAAGATCAATTCGAGTCTGACACGCTGCCTTGCGGCCGCTGCAATGGCACCATGATCAACGTCTACGAGGGCTTCACCGCTGTCGATGGCACGATCTACCCCAGGAAGGAGAGGCCTTGCCTGTGGTGTGACGGCTTGGGTCACTTCACCAAGCCTGATCTGGCCGCACTGGTCAAAGCAGTGAAGGGTCGCAAGCCTGGTACGCTGCGCTCGAAGCGCCCGGATGACAGCCGCGCCTACTTCATCTGGCGCATGGCACGGTTCCACACCGGTGCTGATGTCTGCCTGCCGATGACCGCGCAGATGGAAGTCGCAGGCGATCCATACCGTGAGATGCTGGAGCTGGTGGCTGAGATGCTGGCTGAGCGTCTGACTGGCCACAAGTCTGCCGGCCGTGCTCGGTGGCAATCCGCGATGTACGACTCTGCACCACAGGAGCGCTACATGCCCGATTCCGCATTCCCTGGTGGTCGGGTAGCTGACGCGAACAAACCTATGGAGGAGCTTCTCGAACTGTTCTGATCACATGCCCAACCCCGGCCTGGGCCAGGATGCCGGAGCACTCCACTTAGCAAGGAGCCTCACATGTTCAAACGCACCCTGCTCGCCATCGCGCTGCTCAACCAGCCAGTGCTCGCGCACCACACAGGTCGGCCCGTTACCGCCACTGTGTACGACTCCTGGTACCACGGTAGAACCACATTCTGTGGTGACACATATCAGCACTGGGAAGTCAGCGCAGCGCATCCATGGCTCGGTTGCGGCACCCAGGTGACCGTCCGGAACGGCTCACGTCGTCTGCTGGTGACCATCACCGATCGCTGTGACTGCAACTCAATCGACCTAAGTGCTGGGGCTGCCTATCGTCTCGGTGTGCCACTTGATGGCATCGCTGAGGTTCGCATCTCCTACTGACCTTAACCTTTTCTTAATCTGCCCTGCAATGTCTGACGCCCGCCGCAATCGAGATCCACACAAGGTACGGATCAAACTATCCGGTGGTCTGGAAGATCTCAAAGATCTCGAGTCCCTCATCCGCGACGACCGCCAGGAGTGTGGCTGGGAGCTCAACTGGTATCGCCTCGAAAGACGTGGTGACCACGGTCCTCTCCATGATCTCGAGCTCGGCTTCATCGAATCAATCAACTGACACACCACAACCACCATGGCCACTGCTTACGTTTTAGTGCAGATCGAACACCGAGAAGGTCTCGATCCCAATGACATCATCCCTCGCATTGAGGGTGGCACCAACATCCAACGGATCGAAGTGCTCGACATCGACACACCGAACGGTCGTGACGCTACACCTTACATCGCATTCTGACTGACACCATGGAAGCACAAACTAGCCACTTCAAACCAGTGAAGCTGCTCACCAAAGCACTCGAGAAGAAGTTGCCGGCACTCTACTCACAAGATGGTCTCGGTGATGAAGCCATAGCTTTCGTAAAGCTCTTCACACCTGATTCAAACTGGACGTGGTACGTCACCGAACGCGACCCCGAGACTAACGAATGCTTCGGCCTGGTTTGCGGGCTGGAGTGCGAGCTCGGCTACTTCAACATCGATGAGCTCCAGGAGCTGCGTGGGCCTCTCGGTCTTCCCATTGAGAGGGATCAATATTTCGAGCCGACGCCTGTAAAGCTTTGCAAATAGTGTGTTCTCATATACAGCCATTCCTCAGGGGATGACCTAGAACACTCTCAGCGGGTCTCATCCGAGGCCCGCAACCGCACCACCCACCAACACCACACCATGACCGCCACCAAGACGAGCAAGCGCAACATCCCTGGCCTTCCTAACGTCGGTCGCCGCATCGTAACGAAGGAGTCGATCCGTGCGGCTGCCTTCACCTCTCAGATCGAATCCGATGTGGAGACGTTCCGTCGTCTCTCCCTGCAGATGAAGGAGCTACGTGATGAACTCGAGGCTGTTCGTGGCCGACTGCTCCACACCATGCAGTCCGGCCAGACCCGTTGCATGTACACAACCGATAAAGCTTTCGTCATCTCTATCCGTGAGCGTGCCAGCTGGACATACAGCGACACCCTGCAGGATGAGCTGGACATGCTGAAGGCCAAACAGCAGATCGAACAGCGTAAAGGGATCGCGATCAACAACCCAACCATCTACATCGATGGTCGCTCTGTAGCCTCCTGACTACACACTCCAACCCAACTGCACTGAAGTCATGCCTACCGCTGAACTGCCCGACGACTGGAACGACTACTACAAGGAGAAGGGTCGCGATCTCCCGCAGCACAAGGCTGACCCCGTCAGTGATCTGCTCCAGGAACTCGACAACGCCACCATCTCGATGCTCCACCACGGAGGCTCGAAGATCCGTGTCGACCAGGCCTTCGAGGCTGTCCTCAACCACCCAAAGAGCACCTGGAAGCGCGACGTCCTGCTCTACCGTCAACGCGTCACCCACTACTCATGACAACACTCCCAACCATCCACCTGAACGGCACCAGCCGTGAGATGCTGCTCGAGGGTTACGATGCAGCGTACAGGAAACTGCTCAAGTTCAGACGGGCATTCCGAGAGATCGAGTTCAACGCCAGGGACTACTACGTGGCTGAACCTGACGCCTGGAGCAAAGCCTGTCAGGAACGAGATGAGATCCAAAACAAGATCAACTGCGTGATCGATTACCTCGAAGCCCACCTCGTACACCTCTCTGAGTGACACCATGATCTCCAAGCGCAACTACACCACCAGGCAGAAAGCAGCGACCGCAGTGCTGAATGCCGCTGAGTGCGTAGCGAAGCGAACACCCTTCATCATCTGCTCAGGTATCACTCTTCTCTGCATCGTAGGAGTGCAGAAGATCATCAATCAACAGACTATTTATAACTGTCCAACAGGCATCAGTACGATCATCACTTACCCAACTGCAATCGGTGAATCGTACGCCTGCGTTTCTAAGTTACAGCTCTACGGTCCGGCCCAGCCACTCAAACCGTGATCGCCGTCATCATCAGTGCATCACTACTCACGATCATGATGCTTCTACTCTGTCTCTAGCAATCTTTAGATTTTCTTTAGATTACCCACGCGATTCAATTGAACCATCACCACTACGCTGCCAAAGCTTTCGGGAGTAAACCAGCGTCTCTACCTGAAAACATTTATATCCTTGATTTAAAACACCCACCCGATCAACGCGATGCTGATCCTCATGGAAATCTGCTCTTTTATACTCCGACTCATGGATGGATGGTCACGTCTTTCGATGAGGTTGAAGAAGCTTTTCACGAGAACGGCTGCACACACTGGACGTACACACCACCCATTCCAACCGATGCACGCAATCATCTACGTTGAACAGTTCAACGTCACATCAAAAGGAGATCTCGAGGTCATAGCAATCCTCGAGAATGAAGGTAATCGTAAAGGCATGTCCTACATCGACGTAGCACCAGAGGTCGCTCCGATCCGCGCCAAGGCCTTCATCCGCAAATCGGCTCTACCACCAGGGCGAACCTTTAAGGGCTCAACACAGCACCAACTGGTGCAGCTGATCGAGGACTACAAACTGTTCCTCAATCAAGAGTGGAAGCCAGCTCCCCTAGAGCTTGAATCTGATCACGGTGACAAGCCGAACAAAGGTGGTCGCCTCTTCTTCTAGTCGTGGCAGACGACAAGATTTGACGAGAACTTGCCCGCCACCACGGCAAGCCTATATCTAATAGATGTAGCAATCTGCTACACACACACACACACACACCATCACCACAAACACCACAATGGCAAACACACGCAGCACCAAAGAAGAGTTTGAGAACCGTTGCGAAGAAGCAGCCGATCTATTGGCTGAGGGCTGGCCGGGCCGAGTCGTGGTCCGTAAGCTGGTCACCAAGTACAACGTCTCCTCTCGCCAGGCCAGGACCTACGTGGCGCAAGGGGAGCAGCTAGCGAAAGATGCTGTACCAGTGCACGACAGGGCGTTCCTCTTTGCACAGACCTTTGCGTCGCTCCAGGCGGACAGGATGGATGCTCGCGAAGCGGGGAACATCAATGCTCAGGTCGGTGCATCGAAACAGTTGGTGCAGATGCTGAAGCTGATCGGTGACATCGATCCGATGCGCGACTTCGAAACTGCCTTCATGCATGCAGCCGCATCACACCTCAACAACAATAAGGGTTCGATCCCACGGGAGCGAGTGTCACTGCAGACAGAGGAGGACGCACCCTTTTGAAGATAAGTGGAAGTATTTACTTCCGGATTGAACGGAGGGGTCAGTGCAGCCCCTCCTCTACAAACCAACTGGCATCATGCGAGCACTCACAAGCACCCAGCGGAATCTCTACCTCCACTTCTTGAATCATCAAGAGAAGACTCCAGATGAACCTTGCTATGTTCCGCCGAATCCTTCACAAAGTTCACGTCTCACTCAGTACATGAAAGCACTTCAGAGGTTAGAGGAGATGAATCTTATTGTTGTTGATAGAGGATCTGCGTTCTATTACACAGGTTGGGTGATGCGCAGTCCGGAAAAAGCAGTCAACGAGCATTCACCAGAGCAGATTCATTCAGATCGCGACCTTCTTTGGCGGTCTGGGCGATAGCAAAGGCATTCTGCTTAGCGGAACGCTTCTGAGACTTCTGATTTGCAGCGAGGTAGGTGATGAACGCGGCTTTCATGGGTGGATTCTGTAACTATTTATACAGTATCAGACCTTGGAACATCCCGTAGTTCGCGCCGTAACACTGAGAAGCAGGAGTTTAGTACAGAAGTATTACCCTACCAAGTATTACCCGCCACGTCCAAACAGCCAATATATCCCAATATCACCATCACACACCACACCCACCATGTACACCGACACACCAACAGGGTTGCAACCCAAGACAGTCTGGCTATCATACTACGCAGCCGGTCGTCATCAGCTCATCGGCTTTGACACCTCCAGTCCGGACTTCCGGTTGGCGATACTGGCGCTCAATGAACAGCGTCGCCCGTTCCGAATCATCTACAACTGAGACCATGACCCCTGAAGAAGAACGTCTGTACAAAGTGCTCGGGATGGAGCCACCGACGATGAAGCGTCAGATTGCACGTCTCATTGGAGCGGTCCTAGGGTTGCTCACATGTACGGCTGTGTACGGCTACAGCTTCGTCTACGCCTTCAACTTGACGCTGCCCCAGGGTTTGGTGCTTGGTTGGATTTTAACGTTACTCCTGGATGCAATTAAGAACGGACAAAAACGATGAACGAACCAGTCGACATGATGAGCGAAGAGTGGATGGATGAGTTCGAACGTAACTGGGGGTTATTGAGAACGGATCGCAATAACCCCTCCGACGTTCTCAAAGATCCATCTTCCAATACTGATACAGACAGCCAGCACAGAAACAGCAGAACAGCCACAGGTTCAAATCAAACGGAAGCTCAGTCATGAGGGGCTAAGTAGAAATACTCACCCCTTCATTCTGTCTACGTCTCGCGCCAAGCTTTGTATCTCTTAACACACCGTCACCACTCACTGACAACTCGCCATGATCTTCCAAATCTTCCGTCATCACAACAACGTCTTAGTTGAACAATCTCTTTACAATCTGTATCAGATGTTAGATCCAGAGAAACGTTGGAGTAGCGAACAGTGTGTTAGCCCGCAGCACCTCAAAGTGATGCACTCCTTCGCTCAGATGCGGGAGGCTGCAGACAATGCTGGAATGGGATTCGCCGCCACATTTATTACAGATGAGGGATATCACTACACCGCTACGAACCTACCAGGGGTAGAAGAAGTGGATAATATCATTCAGTATCTCCTATCTGAACCCCTTGGAGAAGACGCAGCAGGAGGCTGTATTCGTTTGGTAGAGACACGAGATGGCATCCAACTCCAAATTGTCAATAACGACGAATGATGGTTGCCCATAGGATGATTATTGGAAAGCGGAATGTAACGTGTCCTACAACATCTGGTACGCTGTCGCGTATGAAATAACGAACCTACTGATCAACCAGGACCCGCGCTGGGAACTGAATAAGTGGGTGCTCCTGATCAGGCGCCACTGCTTCCCAGACTGGGTGGAGTGGAAAACGGAGCGTACGATGAAGAGTGTGGATCGCCAAGTGGCGGAGATCCAGGATGCGCTGCAATATGAACATGAACAGAAATACGTCAAGCCGATCATCATCGAACACGAACCGGACGGCTCCAAGGCTCAGGAGCTGCTGGGTGGCACCTTGCAAATCAAGGCCCCGTGGTCGGATAATGGCGACAAGCACTGACACCCGTTAAACTGCGATGAACCTCTACACGCACGCCATCCGTACCATGAGCAAAGATGCTGTTGACAAGAAAACGAAAGCTATTTTTAAAAGCTTGTCAGACGTGATCAGTGTTATTGATGATCTTCTGGAGGAACCGATCTTCCTCGATACCATTGATGGCGAGCAGGAGTTGGCGTTGGATTGGACATTAGAGATGCTTGTAAAGATCCAGTCTAAGTTTGAGCCCGTATCGCCAAAGATTTCTGAGTACCTGACTTTTGTCGACGATAGCTACGATGCTGACTGAACCTTAACAAAGATAAACGACTGTACAATTAACTAAAATTCTTCTGTCATGCCCGAAGCCGTAACTGCCCCAGTGCCAGGGATCGATTTTCCTTTTACTGTCTGGAACATTGTCAACATGGAACGTCACATCAGTGACGGCATTGTTTATACAGTTCACTACACTGTCACACATTTCGAAGAAGGTGAACAAGCGAGTGCTTACGGTTCTATTGGCCTAGAGGCTCCGGAATCTGGCTTCATCCCGTATCCTGACTTGACAAAAGAAATTGTCATTGGCTGGGTGAAGAATTATTTTGGTGAACAGAAAGTAGTTGAGATTGAAGCCACTCTTGCAGACCAAGTTCAGCAAAAACTACATCCGACCAGCGCTAATGGAACGCCCTGGGTCGCCTAAACCCAGTAGTAGTAGTCAGTGGACAACTTCTTTGCAGCAGTAGAGCTTTGGTACGCTCTACTGCGAAGTGGTGAGTCAGTAAGGCAGCGCCCGCTCTGGCTCAAGGCAGTGTTTTGGGATACTTTGAACGGCCATCCCATCGTGCGCTTGCGCTCAAAATGAGGTACACTATGGACGTGGCAACGCCACAAAATCCATAGCACACACCACCATGGCCATGTTCACCCCACGGAACCAAATCCGTAACATGCTTGAAAACCAAGCGGCTCAATCACAGATCAACAACCCCAGCAGGCTAGAACAAATGTTCGGGTTGTTCATCTTGAATCAGCAAGCACAGCGTCAGAACGACCTAACTGTCAAGGACAACTGGCTGAACGACGACGACCTTTGGGTTTGAGTCACGGAATAGAGAATTTAATCTTTTATTCTCCTTTCAACGCACCGTCCACTGCTACTCTGGGTTGCCAAATCCCAGTTGTAGCAGTGGTTTTTTATTGTGCAGAGCTTCGTACTGGTGTAGATTTATGTCTCGCAAAATGAAGTACGCGATAGGAAATACCAACAATGACAGCAAACAGCAAGACCACGCCAACACCCGTACGTTTGGCCTGGGCCGTACTGTGTCAGACCCCAAGCGGACGCAGTGAAGTGATCAAAGTCACAGATTGTGACGAAGCCGACCGTGCAATCCAAGAGAACCCAGAGCTGTACTTCAAAAGCGGCCCCTTCGTACTCCCAACTTAGTCTCAACTTGAGTACGTACTCAAGCGGCAACGCGACGGACGAAAACCTGCTAAGCTGTGCCGGGTCAACCAACCTCATGAAACTACCGATCACGAGCTACGTTGTGTTCGTTTACAACGAAGACATTGGTACATTTGCTCCGGCTTTCCCGGATATTGATTCGGCCGAAGAGTTTGCAAATGCAATCCGAGCGATCACAAACAACCTAGTGGTCAGTGAACCAAACCCAGTCATCGCCACACAGGAAATCTCGGTCAGAGTTGCACCGTCCATTTAAAACTTATTAACTTTGAGAGTCGTGGTATCCTATGGGTATCACGACTCTTTAGTTATGGCACGAGTTTTGAGTGTTAGCGTTCCTGAAGCACTGTACGAACGTTGGCAATCATCCGAACTGGACATCAGTCCATCTGCATTATTCCAGACAGCACTGGAGACAGAACTAGACAAGACCAATCGACATCTTGTGTTTTGGAGTAACCGTGCTCTATCTGCGGAAAAGAAGTTAAAACTAATTGGGGATATGCTCCAGGCAAAAGATAATGAAGTGAAGCGCTTTATCTTGTTTGAAAAAGAGCGCGGTTAAGATTTAATTAAGACGTCTAGAATACATTGGCTGATATCTGTTCAGGAGTAGAATAATATCAGCCATCAATAAAATCATGGACCTGAACAAAGCCACCCGGCATTTCTTCAGTATTGAGATGACCAACGAGGAGCGTTTAGAGACCGCAGCATTAATGGATTCAGTGCGTGAACACGGCTTGGTGCCAGCAAATACAAACCTGGGTCTCTTTATCAGGGACTGTTTTTATCGTGGCCTTAATGAATACCGTAAAGATATGGTCCGTCATGACTAAATAGTTTTATTTTATAATATTAAATGTACTCAAGTAGACAAACAGGCAAAGGTCTACAAATAAAATTACACAAAAAAGAGAATTCAAATGTCAAGAGACTACAGAAAAGAATATGACGAATATCACGGAAAGCCTGACCAAATTAAACGCCGTGCAGCACGTGTAAAAGCTCGTCGCTACATGGAGAAAAATGGATCAGCGCGAAAAGGAGATGGAAAAGACGTCGATCACCGCGACGGCAACCCACTCAACGGTCATCCCAGTAATCTACGGATGCGTAGTAAAAGCGCAAATCGGGGCGATAAGACGAGCTGACTCATCGCCCTGATAAAACCAAGTGGCTTTACATAGCCGGAGACATCCGAGCACGCATCTGCTCAGCACCTCTCGTATACGCTTCAGCCTTCTGCCTTAGATCCTCTGCACGCGCTTGTTGACGCATCATAACGTCACGCGGTTTAACTGCTCCGGTCTTTTGATTAGTGTCCCGTTTGGAACGTGCATCAAAAATGTCTGCCCGTCGTGTGGCGTTAGCAGCGGCATCAGTGTAGCGCCTCTCCAGAGCTTCATTAGTGTAGAATCCCATGTCACTACGCCGGAGGTTTGGCGGCGGCGGAACTACAGCTTGGCGCATACCACTAGATGCTCCCTCTGACATACCACGTTGAGGCTGCGCAAAACCACGCGGCAACACAATAGGAGTGGTTGTCGTAGTGCCTGGAGTATAGCTACGGCTGTCTTTAAATCCAGTCATAGATCCTGGAGTCGTAGTCGTAGTGCTACCGTAATACGCCTGGCCTTTCTGCATTTGCAGACCACGCAGACCTTCTAAAGCAGCACGCGACTTGGGATCGTCAGAATAGCCAATACCCATTCGCCGTGCATCTTGCCCGTAAGGACTAGCCATGGCTCGACCGAGCTGATTGCCAAGGGCAGATCCAATACCAACGCCACGCTCGCTTGCACGATTAGAGATGTCAGCAACCGACCTACCCGTCTCACGAGAAAGGCGCCTGGCCTCACTCCTGCTCAGCACTTGGCCTACGTTTCTGCCTTCAGGACTGGCACCCATAACAGTTAACAGAATAACTACCTTGTCTCTTATTTTAACCTAAGCAACAACAACAACAAGAATAACTATTCAGCGGTAGCAGCATTGTAATCAACAACAGGAAGCCCTTCGTTATATTTTCTAAGAAGTCGTTCGTATACCAGAAGCGGATCTTCTCGTGATTGAAGCGTTGATTCAACTGCTGTAGCCCAAATCAAATTCTTTTGTTGGATCTGACGGTTTGTTTGGTCGATCACACTTGCTTTTAATCTCTTCTTATTTTTACCACGCAGAAATCAATTTTTAGGTGCTGCGAAAACAGAAGAGGGCCAGGAGCACCACCTCCTGACCCCGTCTGCACACACGCACAATCGGGGTGAACCGACCATGCACCACAGATCGCTCGGAAGCGACCGCTTGCAATCTAGCGAAAATCAGTTATGGTGGTCAAGCCAGTGGGTCAAACCCTGGCGCACACTACGTTCTAGGACCGTGAACCACATCACCTTCCAGTCTGTCCAGACGCTTCATTTCACAGAGGAGGACCAGCCCTGCGTCACGCTCCACCAGGGCACATGGACTCTTGTTGCAAATCGTAACGGTGAGCAGATCATGATCACCGCACCTGATACTCGGCGCCAGGTGGCCCTAGGTCAGCTTGCACCTGTCAAGCGTCGTGTCAAAAACAAGAGTCGGTTTGTCGACTGGGCTCCTAAAGGTGAGGATCACCCCAAGGCCAAGTTATCTGAGGCTAATGTTCTTGAAATGCGCGAACTATTTAACGATAAGTCTTACCGTAAATCCTTTGGATCAGATCAGCAGATTTTGGAGGAATTCGCAAAAATTTATAACATTCATTACAGCACGGCGTACAAAATTGTTCACAATCAATCCTGGAAGCATCTGAACAATGTCTGAAAAAACATACGCACTTCGAATCTCATTCGGAGATGGTCACCCGCTTGATACGGTAATTACAGCAAAGAACGTGATTGATGCTCAAGATCAAGCACGTGCCCACTATCCAGCAGCTCGTAACATCTACCTCCTCAACAGGCTTCCTTCTCATAGGAAAGCTTTATCAGTTCCAGTGGTGCAATACGCTTTGCCATTAGACGAGGAAGAGGATCAAGAGCTGACGCAAGAAGACAAGCTGAAGACTTGTGTCCTCATGCGGGAATCTGGGCATTCTCATCAAGTGATTGCTGGTTACCTCGGTGTTGGCAAATCAACAATCGGACGTTGGCTGAAGCAGCACGGCTGAACTACAATTCAGCCAGGTGTTTCTGGTCTTATGCCTGAATCGTTGAGTTGGTTGGAAGAGGACGGACTCCTCATCACATACGACGAGGAGTCCGGCCAAATCACGTTCGAATGGGATGAGGAAACTCATCCACAGTACAACGCCCTTTATGGGTTAACCAGTGAGATGTTTTCTCAAATGTTGAAAGAGTATTGCGATCAACTCGATGCCCTCCAAAAAACCACAGACGTTCATGATCGGGGACCGTGTGGCGGAACGCCCGAAAGCAACAGCAATCCCGAACCTCTCACCTGAAGTCAACGCCAGGGTTGCAGCTTATCGTGTACAACGCTACGGCGTTGTTGTCGATCTTTTCACCAAAAAATCTGTCACCAGAACAAGGCGCGTTATTGAACATAAGTTCGTTCGTGTCCTGTGGGACGGGATGAAAACACCTTCTGAACACGCACAAATGAGGATCTGTCATGAATCAGAACTGGAAACAATTCGGAATGAATTCTGCTCGGCAATCGGAGGCTGACATGGCAAGCGAAGAACACCGGAAAAGGCTGCTCAAAGGTGCAGTATATGAATACTTGGACGAAGAACTCGTTGCAGAATTCCTGAGCGATCTTTTGCAAATTCTGGTCGATGAAAGTGAAGTGTACGTGAAAAAAGCTGCTGCCTTTAACTCGTGTGCCCAACTGATCGAGAAAGGCCTTGTGATTTTGGCTGAAGATCAGAAAAAGGAGAAGATAGAAGAATGAAGTGTCGTAAATGCTCCAGCAAAAATACAAGGGTGACTTGTACTGAGCACTCCGAAAAGAGCACCAAACGCTACTGTCGCTGTCTTGATTGTGGTGAGAAATTTAGAACCGTTGAAATGTATGAGTGTGGTAAACCTGGGCCACCAAAAGGGCAGCCTCGTCCAGGTCACATTGCTCGAGGCAGTTCTCATGGCTCTTCGATTTTTACCGAGAAAGATATTGTGGCGATGCGGCAACTTCATCGCGAAGGTAAAACTCTCAAGCAAATCTCCGAAAAGTATGGGGTAGGTTCTTCGTATGTTTCAAAAATTGTCAACTACAAACAATGGAAACACGTCGCATGACTAAAGAAAAAATCCAAGCAACTGGAAGCTACGACGGTACAACAGACGAGTACGCCCTCTCCATATCTTGTGGTGCTCTTGTTGTTAGCTTTGATTTCTTAAAAGAAGATGATATCCGCGAGATCCTATCCTGTCTAACTTGTATGCTTCCTTTTGATGAAACCGAAAAATGACTGAAGAGCAAAACGTCAAACTGGTTTGGGCAACCCCAGACGCGGAGCAGATGATCGTCTATATGGCGAGGGTATCTGCTCCAAAAAATCAAGACAACGTGGATACTGCTCCACGGTTGTTACGGTACCTGATCAAGAACAGACAATTGATCACTGCCATTTAACAGGCAAGATACGTGGACTTCTTTGCCTAAGATGCAACCAAGCAATTGGTAAGTTTAACGACAACTACTTCCTTTTACAACAAGCAGCAGACTATGTCTCAGGTCAGATTAGTGTGGGCCACCCCGAACGCAGAAAACCTGATTGTGGAAATGGCGCGGGTATCAAATCCCAAAAACGCTAAGAATACTGAAACAGCGCCTAAACTTTTAAAGTATCTTATTAAACATAAACATTTTTCACCGTACGAGATGAGTAACATGTGTGTTGAAATCGAAACAACACGCGCAATTTCACCGCAAATTCTGCGTCATCGTTCCTTCTCATTCCAGGAATTCAGTCAACGCTACGCAGACACTAGTGAACTTGGCTCAGCTATTATTCCTCATCTGCGTCGACAAGACTTTAAGAATCGTCAAAACAGTATTGATGATTTGTCTGCTGATGCAATCAGTGGTTATTACCGCCGCATTAGCAAGTTGTATGAAGACGCCGAGCATCTCTACCGTGAGATGGTTAGCAGCGGCGTTGCAAAAGAATGTGCCAGGTCCATCCTGCCACTTTCAACACAGACCCGTCTTTTCATGAACGGCACCATTAGATCTTGGATCCATTATCTACAACTGCGGACACATGAATCAACCCAACTCGAACACAGAGAAATTGCAGAAGCAATCAAAGGAATCTTCTGCAAAGAATTCCCAATCATCGGAGAGGCTGTGTTCTCAACAGATCAATGATCTGATTGAGAGGTACAAAGAACCAGAGCAAGCACGCCAGTTTCTTATGGGGGGCTGGCATCATTGATGAGAATGGAGACCTTATGCCTCCATATCAAAACACCTCAACGTAATTAACCATTACCACTAATCACATGGACACCGACAAAAAAGTCTTTCTTGTCACGCTTCAATACCGCGCTTACGTCGTGGCTGAGGATGACTATGACGCTGAAGATTTAGCACACCTTGTGACCGAAGACGAGCGCCCTTTGGTTGAAGTCGAAGAAGTCCGATCAAATGTCCTCTCGTGGCCACTGCACGCCTGCGTCTATCACGCAGAACAAATGGATCGGGACATCATGGTTTCAGACATCTTCCCAGCTCAGTAGTCGCTTCCACTAATCACCCATGACACAACAACACACCATCACCCCACCGCCGGAGCTAATTGAAGACTGGATAGAGATTGCCAAACCTGAGCCGTGGAAGCGCCCACCTGATCCGAACGTACTTTGTACGCTTGCCGCCCAATGGGGCGCAGATCAGGAGCTAGAGGCGTGTTGCAGACAACTTACGGATCCCGAGTGGTACGACGAAATCAAGAACTTGCGTGGGCCGTTCCGCGCAGCAGAACTCCGCGCCGCCCGCCGTCCCAAGCCGCCGAGCTTGAAGGAGCAGGCGTTGGAAGCTATGCGGCGCAACTACAACCCAGACAACAGCGACGATTTCGCCATCATCCGCCGCGCCCTGGAGCAACTCGATGACTGACTACAAAGCAACCCCTGAACAGTGGGCACAGTGTGAAGACTGGGTTAAAAGTTCCGTTGTAGGAGCCAGTGATGCTTGCATCCTTGAACTCCGCGCCAGGGTCGAGACACTAGAAGCTGCGGCTCACAAGCACATCGTCGAAACCAGCCACAACATCTTGAAATTGGCCAGTCGGATCGAATCACTGGAAGCCGCCGAACGTGAAACATCAAAGGTTTACCAAATTAGTAAACCGCTAAAACTCACTTCAAAACAACAAGATCAGTTAAACGCATTGCTGCGGCCCAACTCCAGCTCCACCCCTAATTCTTCCCAAATTGGTAGGTCACTGGTGAAGCGTGTGGCACTCGCTATTAGCGGGATTGAGTATGGCTTGGAAACAGATGAAGAAGCCGTCAACTGGTCACCTGAAGCTCGCGCCGCGATTCGTGAGGTGGCAATGTGGATGCGTGAGAATGAAGTCGGTTATACAGCCGCTCTTTGGCTGGAACAAGAGGCAAACCAATGACTGACTACAAGTTTGTGCCACTCAACACTCTGGAAAATCGCCTTGGCGATGCTTTGGGCTTGGCAATCAGCATAATCCGCAAGCCTGAGACTATCGACAACAAAGCCATGGCTCAGATCGAAGCCTCGTTCAAGGAGTGGTGCGACGGTCTCGTTGATGGAGGACTGCTTGATGACTGACTTCTGACTCATTGGTAAAAGCATTAAAAAGCGGCAGGATCTTACCCCCGCCGCTCTTGCAACCGGATCTCACCCCAGTCGCTTTGCTGCTTTCTGATCAGCCCCAGCATTGTAGCACACGGCAGGTATCAGCATGTATTACCTGAAAACAGGAATCAGCTAATACTTGCCCCTCACGACCCGTCTCAACTTCCATGTCCGAACTTTCCTCCGCTGCGCAGGCGGTAATTACTGCCAGCAACTGTGCTGGGTCTCGAATCGTGCAGTTGCACATTGCCGCCGCTTTGCGAGCTGCTGCGGATCAGGTGGTGCCAGCGCCACGTCTTCCGTATGATTCTTGCTGCGATGTAAACGCATCAGCAATACGAGCCGAACTTTTGGCCATTGCTATCGAACTTGAAACCCAGTAATCGCTTGCACTTCTATGTCTGAACTTTCACTTGCCGCACAAACCGTGCTGGATGCGTACTACTGCGAAAAACCGTTGGTTGGATCCAAGCGAGTTGCCGCCGCCCTGCGAGCTGCTGTTGCCCACACCCAGCAACACCACAACCATGATGTGTGGAAGTGTGATGCTGACGAACTTCTCGCCATCGCCAACGAACTGGAGCAACTCAATGACTGAAAATCAAATTCAATTTCTTCGTGGTTGCTGCACAACAATCCTTGCATTTGCAGCTACTGGTTTAATCGCTGCAATCTTTTTGTCACCTGATGAACCTAAGAACAACTCTAAGTTTGAAGTTCTTGATCAGTACGAAGGTTGTTCAGTAATCCGCTACACTGATTCCACATCCCGCTGGCATTACTTCCTTAAATGCTCATGATTGAACGAGATTTTGCGGACATGCCTGATGAGTTCTACGATTTTGCCTCAAAATTTATTTACACAAAAGGCTACGAGCAAATAATTGACATCGAGTGCTTAGCGCTAACACTTTGGGACATGCAACAAAAAATTGACAAACTGGAGAAGTCCGGTGAACGATAAAAAACTACTTGAAACACTAGACCAAGCCACAGTTACCTGTGCTGACTGTGGCGATAAATACGGAGTGCACAGCGTCAGGTACAGTAGTTGGTGGATTGGAAAGTGTCACGTCTGTGGCGAGGAAAAGCCCATTACCGAGTCCAGGGATTTCGCTTACTTCTTTACCACGCGTAAGAGGCTAAGTGACCAACTTGCGAAACAAAACTAAAATTAGCATGATAATTAAGTTCTCCCTCCCTTATAATAGTGGCTAAGAGAGCCTAAGCCTCTGTCCAGTTCTCGCGGCTGGTTACGCGCAGGCCGTCATAGTTAATGACTTAGCTGGTTAAACATGACTGCTTTTAAAAATCTACCAAACACAGTCAACGTAATTCAGGGATTACTTGTTCCTGCACATGATTACGTAAGTCTGTCATATACAGGTACCAATGTGACTGGTATTACTTATAAAGAAGGTGGTTCTGGTGGTATTACTGTTGCCACTTTAGCTTTGACATATGATGGAAGTAATAATCTTCTCACCATCACAAGGAGTTAATTATGGCGTATCAATATAATCCTTTCACAGGCAACTTAGATATTGTTTCAAGTGGTGGTGGTGGTGGTGGTGGTGGTGGTGCTGAAGCAGCATACCAAGAATTCACTAGTAGCGGTACTTGGACAAAACCAGCCGGCGTAAACTTTGTTTATGTGGAGTGCGTAGCAGGTGGCGGTGGTGGCGGATCTGGTCGTCAAGGTGCATCCGCCACTACGCGAACTGGTGGCGGTGGAGGCGGTGGCGGTCTTTGGGTTAGTCGGTACATGCCCGCTTCCATTGTTGGTGCTACCGAGACAGTTACTGTTGGCGCAGGCGGCACTGGTGGCGCAGCCGTTACCGCAACATCAACGAACGGAAATCCAGGTACAGACGGGGGAGGATCTTCTTTTGGATCTTTGGTTTTAGCTGCACCAGGTAATA